TTATTAAGCCACACCAACGATAGTGTTGAAGTCAACACCAGTTCCAACGGCTACAAAGTTCAACTGGATGAAGTTGATAGAACGAGCAGGTTTAATGTAGATATCACCAACAAATTGATTTGAATCAATAACATTTGATGTGTTATTAGTTGAGTCACAAACCACTTTGAAATCTGTAATACCACGGCGACCTTGGATGTCACGTAAGAATGGAGTTACCAAACTTATAAATTGAGCACGTGTAAATTCATCATTCAATTCAAACAATGAATATTGTGCTGCCTTGGCAATAGACTTCTCTAATGTGATAAACAAACGGCGAACGTTGATTCGGTCGAATGCTGATGGTTTAGATTGTAATGTCTTGTCACCAAACAACACGGTACCTTGACCTGGGAATGTAACGACAGGGTTAACACCTGCTGAATACAACGTGTCACGGTATGTTTTGGTTGGGTTCCATGCCAACTTAATACAGTTCTTGATAGCACCACGGTTGAAACCTGCTGGTGAGAACCATGGGTCTTTGATAGAATCTGTGTAAACACATAGACCAGCAATATCACCGTTCAATGGAATCCAACGATATACATTGTTGTATCTGTCGTATTGATATTTCCAACCAGAATCTGCCATAACATAAGAAGAACTTCTGCCTAAAGCAGTTAACCAAGATTGTATATTTGTAGTTTCATTACCTGATACGTTCACAACATTTGCACTTGGTGGAGAAATGAATGTTACACAATCACTACGAGCAGTAGAAATGTTGTCAATAACCCATTGTTGTGTAGCAACAGGAGCATCACCAGTTAGAACTAAAGAAATATCAATAGTTTCTTTATTTGCAAATAAATTATAACCTGTTTGAATATTACCTGTTGTTGGTGTTGAATCAGTACCACCAGTTAAAGTAATTGAATAGTTACCATTTGCATATGTTGTGGAATCTATTCTAGCAAATGTTGTTGCAGCATTAGATGAACCCCATGTAGCAGATGTATTAGCGTAATCAACTGGATCCATAGCATAGATATACTTTGAATTATTGAAAATTACTTGTTTGTAATATGTGCTTGAACCATTTAATGCATCAGTAGACAATTTAGAAATAAATGGATATGTTTCCAATACTGTACCTACTGTACCAGTAATCAAACCGCCACCATCAACAACAATAATATGCATCTCATTATTTGAACCACCAGAAGCTGCTGCCTGTACTGAAGTTCCTGGAGCAGCCGTGAAATATGATTTGTATGTCCAAGCATTGAATAATGTGGTATTTGCCGAATCAAAAACTTCAACTTTAATTGAATTGCCTAGAGAACCAGGATAACGTGCAGCAAAAGGACCATAAACATTTGAAGAATTTACATTTAAGTATGCTGCTTCATAAGCATCTTCATTAGTAATTTGGATATTTGAGTTTGATGTATTTGCATCAGCATTTAATGTACCAGAACCAACAGCACGAACAACTTGTAAATTATTTCCATATGCTAAAAAGTTAGAACATGTAAAGAAAGCGGTTGCTGTGTTAGAATTAGGTTCACCGAATGTTTGTGTTAAAGTAATCTCAGAATCGATTAATTTGATTTTGTTTGCTGGACCCCATTGGAATCTTCCAGCAAAAGCACCAGAAGTTGTAAGTGTAGAAGGAACGACTGTTGTTAAGTCAACTTCTGATACATTTACACCTGGAGAGATTTGAAATGCCATTTTATTCTCCTTGAATTATTATAATTTCTCTTGGCAGTTATACCATGGAGATATTTATGAAAGGCTGGATTTACATCCTCTCAATCATCTTCTTTGTAAAGCCTGCGTAGGTGTCACCACCGTTTGCTGTTTCCCATAAATCACCACCCCAAACTTCAAAATCGTGTTCTAAACCATCTTCAATAATAGGTGCTGGTAATACATCATCATCTATTTGATTCATGTTTTCCAACTGAATCTGTTTACGAATGTCGTGATTGACAATCTCTTTGAAATATTGTTGAGTTGTTAACCATGAGAACATGACCAAAGTCATCACGGTGTCATCATTGGCACCATCTTCAGCCTTAAAGGTATTCTTTTGCTGAACAAAAGTGGTTAATTCTGAATAGGTATCAAAGTCATTGATGATTAATTTGTCACCTTCAATCAAAGTTTTAAGGTTGGAACAACCAATTGCCTTGACTTGAACAGACATTTTCAAACCCATTTGAATACCACGGGCGAAACCAGCAGACAGTTGTTGTGGTTTTTTGTTACCTGTAAATATCTTCCATAGATTTTCATACTCAAAGTCCGCATGTAACGAATCTGCCACTTGTGGATTATTATTTATCTCTACTAAAACATAAGCATCATTATAGTACCTAGCAGTATTATAGATGACTGTTGGGAATAGAATTGGTGTGATTGACGAACTCTTATAGGCAGCAACTTGTTTGTATGGTGTCTGAGATATATCAATCACCGAGAATGCCGAACTATCTAAGTTCTTACCTTCTGATACGTCTACACAGATACAATACAGGTGGTCTGACTTGGCTTCATCAACACCTTCTTTGACAGGATGTTCATAAATTTTCAACAAGTCATGGTTAGCAATAGGGTCTCTGTATACCAACTGTTGTAGTTTGTAACCAGAAATCAACGTATTGGTTGAACCTAAGAATTCGGTTTCAAACTCTTGCTTGAACTGTCGTTCAGAGGTATTACGTATTGTTTCTTCTTTCCACTTCTCATCACGACCTGGTACCATAGACCAGTGAATCTCAAAGTTGGTATAATTGTTCTTCTTGTTCAGAGAATCCATCCACAACTTATAGAACAGGTTCATACCGTTCGGTGTAGACACAATAATAATCTTTGTTTTTTTACCTGATGAAATTACTGGATAAACAGAATTAAAGAATTCTTCAGCAATATTGTTTGGTACGAAAGCAAACTCATCCAAGAATACAATATTAAATGAGCCACCTCGAATGGCAGATGATGACGTTGAGGCAGCAATAATCTTAGAACCATTCTCAAGTTCTACGTTACCTTTGTTCCATGTAAGAACGCCTTGTTGTAACCAGATAGGTAGATTTTCATATGCCAATTGATACTTGGCTAAAATGTCTCTAGCTAATGAACCTTTGTTGGCCAATACGGCACAGTTTTGTGTTTCAGTAAAGATGGTTGCCCATAACATATAGGCAACTGTCGTGGTTGTTTTACCCACCTGACGAGGACATTTAGTGATAACAAATCTGTCTTTGGCAAACAAACGAAGCATTTCTTCCTGAAACTTCCACATCTTAAAGTTAATCAGACCTTCATCAACGTTCACAATCTTAACATAATTTTTGGCAAAGTAAACTGGATCTTTTGAACACTTAATATATTCATCAACCTGTTCTTGTGTATACTCTACCTTGACACCTGCTTTTTTCAGTAAAGGATTGTCACGATATGCTTCACCGAATCTTAAATCACCTGTCATTCTTTGCCTTTGAGAAACTTACTTAGTTCGGCTGTTGAACCAACAAATAGAGCATTATTAATTTTGGTATCAGATTCTCTTTTCTTACCATCCATGTCACGCATATCTTTTTGCATCTTCAGTAGTCGGTCATTTGCCTCTACCATATTTTTAAGTAATGTAGCATATACCTCAAAAGCACGTGGGTGTTGACCTGCGCTAGCAATCTGACGCAATTCTTCCATTGCATCTTTGCCGTTGTCAATTAAATCTTGTAGATTACTTTTAGATTGTTCGTAGGCATCTACCAAATCCGTTTTCAAATCAAGGTCATCTGTTGGTGACTTGATTGTTGTAGGCACCAAAGGTTTCTTTTCTTCTTCAATAGGAGTCACATCAAAAATTTTTTCCATATTTTTGTCAAATGTATTCATAATTTTTACTTTAACCTTGTTCAACTATTTTGGTAGCATATGTATATAAACTGTTAGCATTCGCTGTATTAGGTGAAGGAGTTGATGTTATGGTAACCATTGTGTTTGAAATTGGACCATCTTTACTGTACGAATTGAACACATAACTTGCGTTGTTATTTACACCATATATTGGTTGTGAAGAAATAAAATTACCATTAACATTAGTTAATTTCAATATATTATTATTCCAAGAAATAACTTTACCATATGCTGTTGCATTCGTTGCTGAAAATCCTTGGTATACTGTTTCACCAATTTGGTATGTTCCAATACCTGGTGTTGTCATCTTGAAAGCAACTACATCATTTGGTCCAATATCATTTAGTATATGTGTGATAGAAGTTTTGATTACACCAGTCGAAGATGTTTTACCAAATATGAAACCTTTGACTGTAAAATTTAAAGTCCAAATAATCATTCTAGTTTCTTGGTCTCTATCACCTTCATAAATGATTTCATGTGATGTGTTATTTAGAATAACTGGTATCTCTTTAACAATACCCATCTCAGGAATCAAATTAAGTTTTATTGTATAGTCTGGTGTAAAGTATGGAATAATATGTTCTAGTACCTGTGTAGCATCTTCAATATTTCTCACGTAAAGATATAAAGAGAAATCAAAATTGTAAGGTACAGGATTGTATTGAGCCACAACACCTGATGAAGTCTGTGCAAAGTTCTTAGTGTTTGTATTTTGTTTTCTACTTGAATCATAAGATAATCCTGTCATCTCAAAAGATAATCTTGGTAATGCCACTTGAATCTTTTTATCTAATGTGTAATCATCTTCAAGTCTCATTACATATCGTTCTTTGGTGGCATAAGCAATTGGTATTAGAAAACGTTCAGCTTCAGATAAATCAGGATTGTATCTGACCAAAGTAATATCATTGAATAGGTTACCAAAACCCACAACAAATTTACGAATGACACGATTGTATTGTGGTGTTGACATTAGATTTTTCCAAACGGATTAATTTCCGTAAAGTCAGTAATATTATTAGCTTGAGTTTCCAAATAAGCATTATCATATGTCTCATTTCTTGTAGAATCTTTGAGTGGATCATATGATACCAAGTAAGAACGTGTGTTACTACTTGCACCAATAATCATTTGTGTGTCTACAAATTCACCAGCAATATTTGTTACTGAAATGGTATTTGATACTGTATTCCAATTTTGTACAATAGCCACCACAGTTGCATTTGCCTGTGTACTGTCTGGTGCTTGATACACAATTTCTTTAACTTCATAGTTACCTGTGGTATTTCTAATATTCAAATCTAGTGTATAACCAGATTGTGTGGCTGCATCATCAATGTCTGCCACACCAGTATCGATGACTTCTTGTGAGTATTTGAATTTCTCAAGTTCCATTTCGTAGAAGAACGGGTATTTACGACCTAATGTAAAGAAGTCTTTGTTTTGGTTTACGAACTTAATCTCAAATAATTCACCTGTACCATTTAAAAAAGGTACATAAACCAAATCGCCTTCTCTTGGCCGTGTAAAACTATTTTGTGGAACTCTTTGTGAGAATGAACGCTTTGAAAGAATGACTGTAACTGTGTTCTTAATCTCAAGACCAAACTTGGAAAAGAATTCTCTTTCGCCACCGTATTCCATGGCAGATGACAAATAGAATTCAACAGGAAATGCTGACTTGAATTTTTTAACTGGATCTTCACCGTACAAAATGTCTCTATCATCTGGATTAAAGATAGGCACATAGTATGCGTCAAAACCCATAATCTTTATGGATTCAACGATGAGGTCTTCTACAACTCTTTGTTCTGCATGTGAGTTATAGTTATTAAAATAATTTGAGGTTGCCATTTTAGTTCATGAAAATTTCTAATGGACCACCGTAATTATTTTCCATTTC